GGTGGCATGAACCGCAGTGATGTGGGCTGGCGTCGAGCGTTGTCCTGAGCTGACCTGAAGTCGAGTCCTGAATTGTGATGGTGTGCCGTCGAGTAGCGATCTGATTTGCTGCGTATTGCCGTCGAGTAGTGGTGCGTTGTGGGTTGGTTTGCCGTCGAGCGCTGAGTTGTCCTGAGCTGATGTGAAGTCGAGTAGTGATGTGCTCTGTTGTGAACCGCCTCTCAATCCAATCCGAAAGGGGGTGAATACATGAAGAAGCTGACTTGCAAGAAGTGCTCTCATAGTTGGACGCCGCGGGTAGACGATCCGTTGAAGTGTCCGAAGTGTCAAGGCGATTGGCGAAAGAAAGGAAAAGTCTAAATGAAAATGCTTAAGAAGATTTTTGTATTTGAGCTTGATTTTGTCAACGGCGTTCCTGTCTTATCCGTCGCAACCAAACTCGATGACATCCCCGATTACATAGAGGAAATCGGAGAATATAAACTGATTCGGGAAAGTAAACTTATAGTGTATCGCGAACTCAGGCCATGCAATAAATCCCAAAAGAAAGGAATTGAAAAATGAAAAAACTCAAATATGTGATCGTGCGAACTTACTCGGCGGGAGTATTTGCCGGTAAGTTGGAGAGTCGAAAAGGCCGAGAAGTAGTCCTTCGCGACGCGCGGCGTATATGGCGTTGGGAAGGCGCGGCGACACTCTCTGAACTAGCGATGCGCGGGAGCAGTAAGCCAATGCAATGCAAATTCCCGATGGCAGTTGACAGAGTGGAATTGCTAGAAGCAATCGAAATACTCGACGTAACGCCAGTGGCTGAAAAAAATATCCGCGAGGTGCCCGTATGGAGCGAATAGCCACAGACGGAGGTGGAGATGGAGCCGGATACGGACGCGGAGATGGAGCCGGATACGGAGGCGGAGTAGGAGCCGGATACGGAGGCGGAGTAGGAGCCGGAGGTGGATACGGAGACGGAAGAGGATACGGAAACGGAAGAGGATACGGAGGCGGAGGCGGAGGCGGAAATGGAGACGGAGACGGAAACGGAGACGGATACGGATACGGAGGCGGAGGCGGAGGCGTAGGCGGAAGCGGAGACGGAGGAGGAGACGGAGACGGATACGGATACGGAAGCGGAGACGGAGGTGGATACGGAGGCGGAGATGGAGGCGGAGATGGAGGCGGAGCCGGATAAAGACGCAAAAAAAAGGAAAAATCTAAATGAAAGACTTATGGAGTTATTACAATGTGCGTTGGGATTTTATCACCAAACTCTGTGCTTCGGTGCCGAAAGACCCAGAGATTATGAAGCGTTGGCTTGACGCTCGCAAACCCAAGAACAAACCCGCCGATGCTAAGCCTATCGACCAAATCCAAGCCGAGATTATCGAAAGTCTCAGCGAGGACGAAGCTCCGCCGCAGACGTTGGTGTTCCAGCGCGAACTTGGCAAGCTGGTGGTGCGCACGGCGACGATTCGCGCTCATATGAAGGATTGTGCGCGTGTGATATCGAGCTTGTTTGTCGGCAAGGTTGAGGGTGAGCGCAGTTACTCGGTGCGCGTCATCAATGGCTGTTACCATGACCCGGCGGTTTATTGGACGCCAATCACCAATCATGATGGTGTGCCATTCAAAGAGCCTAGCGGCGTGTATGACAAGGCCGTTCATGGCCGCGGGCCTAGAGGAGAATCGCTGAACTCGATCAAACAATTCGAGTTTGTCACGAATGCCACGATCGAGTTCGAACTTCGCGTATTAGGCAACAGCGTGAGGGAGTCCGATCTTGTCACGTTGTTCGAGTACGGCGGCACGCATGGTTATGGAGGTGAGCGCGGTGATGGCGAAGGCAGATACGTGTTCAAACTAGAAAGGAAAGACAATGGCTAAGAGACACGAAGGACCGAATCGTAGGCTACGAACTCCGAGTGAAATCAGCGCCGCCTACGAGGAGATTTACGAGAAGCAAATCAGCGGCGGCATCGACAACAAGACCGTCGATACCATAAACACAACGTTGAAAGGCTTGACCTACCTAAACGTCAAGCTGAAGATGGATTATCAGAAGATGATATTGCAAGCCGCGATCAAGAAGGTCGATTTGCCAAAGGGTTTACTACCAGAGTTGGAAAACCCTGAGAACTGAAGACGAGCAGTGTTCTGCATTGACGTGCCGCGCCGTGATTTGAAGGCGAGGCCTGCGGTGTCCTGTGATGATCTGACGCCGAGTGATGGTCTGCATTGTGCTGACGCCGAGTTGTGATTTGATGTGTCATGCATTGGATTGCAGTCGAGCCTTGCCTTGGCCGGCGGTGCCTTGGGCTGCCATGACGCCGAGTCGTGCACTGAACTGATCTGTGATGTGATGTAGTCGAGTGCTGTCAGGTGGTGTGAAGGATTGTTTTGCTGTGCAGTGAAGCCGAGCAATGGAGTGGCGTGACTTGATTAGAAGCTCAATTATGTTTTCTCCTTGACATAATTTCCCCACTCAATTAAAAGCCAACAGTGCGGTTCGCTACCGTCACTGTTCTCACGGAAGGAACCACGGGTCGGTGCCGCAACCACCGGCCCACCTTCCAATCTCGTTGCGGGAGGCCCCATGCCACTTCAATGTCCCAATTGTAATCACGTCGCGTGCAATCGTTGCGCGCGGGAAAATATCAATCGACCAATCGGCCATCAAAAGCCGTTCGGTTCAGGCTCGAAAGAACTTTACTGCTGCATCTGCAACAAAACTAATTTAATGGCGCATTGGATTGAGGTCAAAGATTCCCAACCCCGGACAAAGTTGGTTCATCCCGATCTATTTGGCGGCGTGACGAAGATGGGGCGGAAGGGGTAAAATGGCCCACCTTCCAAACCTTGTCAGGGGGTGCTAATTGGCGGTTCGTTATTTTCCCGTTTCACAAGACATCAACGCCGATGAAGAGGTATGGGAACTTACCGAAAAATTTGGCGACCGGGCGCTACGTGTTTGGCTTGAATGTTTGAGCATCGCCGATCGCAACAATGGGGTATTGCCAGGCCGATGGGATCGCTATCCCAACCTGCTTGCAGGCCGCTGCAAGAGCACTACAAGGCACCTTGAAGGCGTCTGCAAGTGGCTTACAAGGTGGCTTGTAATGGATAGTGAGGGGGTTGCTAGAGTGCGTAACTATCATAAATATCACAAGATTCGAGCCGAGCGTAGCATTGCTCCTAACCATCCTAACCATCCTAACCATCCTAAGATCAAGAAACCGGCTTCGCCGGAGCCTTCGGCTGGCGCTAAAAAGCCTAACGGCTTGGACCCAGAAATCAAGCAGATCGCCGACCAAGTGTATGCTACCGACAAAGCCAAGTTTGCACGCTTAGTGGTGTGGATCCGCCAGGCCGAGCAGCAAAACTTTCCTGCCGCGGTGATTGCCGAAGCCCTGCGCCGCTTTTTGCCGCATGCCGCAAGTGTCGAGCAGTGGTATCCCTACCTGGACAAGATCATTTACAAAACCAAGGCCGACATGAACGCCAGCGCCGCCGTGGCTGACCACGAGGCTCACAAGGCCGCCGAGAGAAAGTTTGCCGTTGGCGCACTAAGGGGGATTGTGAAAGATGCGTGAAAATATTCCTGACTGCCCGATCTGCGGATCGCCCTATCGGCGCCATCATTTCCTTGATAATTGGCTCGCGCCTGAATGCTGGTGGTGGGAATGTGACGATTGCGGGTGGCGAAGTGAGCCGGAATAGTGAGGTGAAAGATGCCTAGACAGCCAGTCGAAAAAATCACCAACTGTTACGGTGGCCGGTCATGGGGTTGTAAACATGATCCTCATCCAAAAGGCCAGATCGCCGAACTGCACTGCTACCGCTGCTCGGCGCATCTGGGCTGCTCACACTGCGTCGAGCACGACACCGAGTTGATCTGCCTGGACTGCCATAACTGGGCAACCAAGGCCGCCGTGGCCAAGCATGGTGATATCGTGCCCAATGCCAAGGTTTATCGCGTCAGAACTGATAATGGCTGGATCAAGTGGAACAAGACCGGCGATATTCCCGCCCAGGTTGACGCCCTGCTGAAAAATCCGCCATTTTGAGGGGTAGGGGCTAGGTTTTAAAAAAAAGTGGCTAGAATCGAACGCTAGGGGCCTTAAATGGCAATCGACAAATATCAAAAAGAGGCGGCATTGCTCGTTTGCGGATTCGCTGACCAAAACCGAGACCGCGTTGCCAGGATATTGCGCGAAAAGGACGCCGAGATTGAGCACCTAAACGATCTCAACAGAGAAAATTCAATTGTGATTCAAGACCAGATAAGACAGATGCAGCAATACGAGACTTCCATCAATCGACTTAATGCTGCAATGAGTGGAGAACTTGGCCTGAGTAGACTTCGCGCCGAGATCGCGCAGCTAAAAGCCCTGCTCGCCTACGCCGCGCCGAGCGTTGACCATTTCACTTGTTTGGAACCTCCGTACAGTACCGATCAATGTAAACGCTGTGAGATTGAGAAAGTATTGGAGTCGAAATAATGCCTAAACTCGAACCGATGAGCATTGAAGAAATCCATAAGCTAGTCGTGGAACTAGATTGGTATTATGCGCATAATTCTGAAAATCCATTAAGAGTATGCCGTCGTCTCATCCTTGCCTGGGCGGAAGAACGGGCGGATAATAATCGACTGAATTGGTACTTGGATCATGGAGGTTTGCCTCCAAATAAACGTGCTACCGACTGGTTCAACGCAGTCCTCGATGAGATCGGCTGGCCGGAGGATCAACGATATTAGAATTGTGGTTTACGATAAAAATATTGATAAATAGACATCCGGGCATTATTGCTCTCGCTATTGGCGGTATTCTTGGACCGCTACTTGCTATTCTTATTATTTTATTACGATGGCCGAGTTTTCCCAATTGATTGGAAAGATATGGGAACTGGCAAAGCATGTAAGAGAACATGATTTAAAATGCCGTCGAGATGACGGTAGTTATCGATGTCAAGAATAAAATGAAATCAATAGAACGTGCCGTTATGGAAGATAGAAATCGGCCATGCCTGCATGGAGTGGCGGGGCCGTGTTTTCATCCGCGCTGCCTGAATGCGCATTACGAAACTCTGAGGTTGACAGCCAACCCCAAACCGACTAAAGCAAGAATAGGAGGACTTGCTTATGCCAGTCAAAATCACCAAAGTCAGCGGCGGTTATCGCGTTAGCACGCCATCCGGTGTGCATGCCAAGCATACCACGCTCGCCAAGGCGAAAGCGCAACAGCGGATTATCAATGCTAGCGAGCACGGATGGAAGCCGAGCAAGAAACGCTAGATGCCCAAATCTCGCCGGCCAGTCGATCCGCGACTGCAAAACGAAAAAGCTGAACTTGGCTTCGCCGATCAGCCCGTCATTTCAGAATTCATCAAAGCCATTACCGACGGCAGTACTAATCCAGCCGCCAATGAATTATTCGCATTCGGTAGCCGCGGTGACGGTAAAACCATCGGCGCGCTAACCGGCATGATCTCTCATGCTATGCAGCATGCCGCTATGGGTTTCCCGCTTCCTGTACCGTGGATGGGCGTTGCCGATACCTTCGTTTCGCATAAGTTGAAAACCGTCCGCAGTTTAGAAAATCCAATCTGGAAAGGCGGCTGGCGGTTAAGCGATCAGGATCATACCGCGACTTTTTATTGCGGCAATCCGCCCGTGCCTTACGTGCGTATCGATTTATTCGGAATCGAAGATCAGGGTGCCAAAGACAAACTCAGAATGGAATCGGTTGGATTGTGGTTTGAAGAACCGGCGCCAGCCGGAGAAATGGTGTCATCTCATGGTATTGATGAAGATTCGTGGTCGCTCGCGCTCACCAGCTTGCGCATCCCATCTCATTTCCATCCTGCTGTGGCTACTCTCAATTATCCCGACGAGGATCACTGGACTGTGCAGCGCAGTAATCCGCGTCGCGGCCCGGTATTTGCGCATCCTGAAGCTTTCCGTGAGGTTTTGAAGGTCATCGAAATGCCCTGGCCGGCTGAATTCGACGAATATCCCAACGGCACACCGCCAGAGCTTTGCCACGGCATTTACAACACGACGCAATGGTTTCGCGTACCTTGCGGCGAGCGCGCTAGCGAAGTCGATCGCTTGCAGTGGGCGCAGGCGCTCGCGCATCGTAAAGACTTGTTCATGCGTTTGATTCTTGGTGATTTCGGCGTGATTCAACTCGGCGATCAAGTCGCCAAAGGCTTTAATCGCAGTGCGCATGTTACACGCGATGCTAGACCGTTCGATCGTGGCAGTGATGTATTCATGGGCTTTGACTTCGGCAACACGCCGACATGCGTGATCGGCCAGCCGCATGAGGGCACAATGCGAATCAAGGCCGCGTTGTATTTGCTTAACGGAGGCATGAGGCAGTTGATGGAAGAGTTAGTCTTGCCGTGGCTAGCTAAGTATGCGCCGTGGGTGCAGCGCGATCCCGATAGCTACGCCGTGATCGGTTATGATCCATCGCAGGGTACGATGGAAAAACCCAAGGGCGGTGAAGCCGATGTTGAGTCGGCGGCGCTACACACAATTCAGGAAATGCTCGGCGGCGGCAATTATGAACCTGGCCCTATACAATGGCCGCCACGCCGCGAGGCTATCGTTAACATCTGGACACGCGCTCGTAGTATTTTGATCGAAGAAAACCCTCATACTCAAGACTTGATCCGCGCCCTCGACGGTCGCTGGTACTACGCCAAATCGCACACCGGCGATCTGCGCAGCGACATCCCCAAAAAGCCTAACCATCCTTGGGAAGATGTAGGCGATGCGCTGGTTTACCTGCTCTGTCGTTATGGCTTGGCTGGCAATGAGAACCAAGGCCGCCAAATTCGGGTATTGACGAATCTTGACCACGGTAGTAATAGGGCAACATCAAGTAATCGCGTCCAAGTGCTTAGCAATGTGAGGTAAGCCATGACTTTTTTAGCTAACTTATTCGGTGCTGGTAGACCTAAAAAACAGGCGCAACCGCAACCGCCAAAAACCACGGACACCGCGATTCAAGATAGAGCCAAGGAAGCCGCGGATCGCATTAGGCTGGCTAAGGGTTATAGTTCGACACTTATTAGCACCGATCTAGGCCATGTCGGTTGATTCCATGCTATTCATTCTCTGCGGGTTGATCGGTTTTTGTCTTGGCTATGCTTGCGCGTTGTGGATTGAAAACAGACGCCTTGCCGTTCAGTTGGCCGAGTTGGATGCGCTCCAAAATGAAACTTGGGCGATATTGCAAAAGGCTATGAAAAAATCCGAAGAACTAGAAGCCGCGCGCCGCGATGTTTTGCTTAAGCGCTGGGATTTGGCGGATAAGGAAATCGTTCGGCAATGACATCTGGAGATTTTCTACGCGGCGACAAAATTCTATCTCAACTAACGCGAGACGAGTTGTGTGACTTAATAGACAATAAAGATACTCCGGGCTGGCTCCGTGAAATTTTAATTGCTGAATTGCTAAGGCGTATCAACATGTCGGTCAGTGGGGCACAAATGCACCAAGAATTCTATAGACAAAAATCATGACATCCCCTGACACAATCCTTCGCTGGTACGATCAAGGCAAACGCGATCGCGAGAATTTCGACAATGTCGCCGATGAGATTCGGCGGTTCATGGACCCGCACGGACCGAATATCCAAACCCAAGAAGCGCCTGGCACCAAGCGCACCATCGATATTTTCGACAATACCGCCGGCTGGGGCGGTAATATCCTAGCGCAGTTTGTCCAGGGCGCGGCCTGCAATCCGGCGATGAAATGGTTTTCGCTGGTTAATCCCAATGTTGAAATCAATCGCGATCAGGACGTGGCCAATTGGAACTCGGCTACGCGCGATCAAATGTTGGCGACCATGCGCAGCGGTTTTTATGCGCCGGCTGGCCAGGTGATTCACTCATGGGTATTTTTTCCAGCGGGCGCGATGTTGATCGAAGAAGTTCCCAAGTCTCGCTTTGGTTTGAATCCTATCCGCTGGACTCCGGTGCCCTACGGCACTTATGTCATGTTCGAAGGCGAGGACGGCAAGATTGATCGC